ATGGTGATGATGCAGCTATGATGGAGTATGATATACGGCCCAGAACTGTAGCCTCAGATAAAAAACTTTACCATGAATCTTTAGCTACTCCAGAGGCTACTGAGAAGCCATTTGAATATCCAAAACTTGTTTCAGAATTACCTGACGCACAAGAATTGCTAGAACGCAGAAATAAAGAATGGGAAAGAAAAGATCGTTTTGAGAAATCTCGAAAGCTAATTAACGTAAAGATTAAAATAGATGGGCCGATTGCTGTCTGTCATTTAGGCGATCCTCATGTTGATGACAATGGAACTGATATTGTTCAACTGCAAAAGCACGTTAATATTATTAATGAAACTGAAGGAATGTTTGGAGCTAACGTAGGCGATACTCAAAACAACTGGGTAGGTCGGTTGGCTCGATTGTACGGAGAGCAAAGCACTAGCTCTGCCGAGGCTTGGGTTTTAACTGAGTGGCTAATTGGTAGTGTTCAATGGCTTTACTTAATTGGGGGGAACCATGACCTATGGAGTGGTTCTGGTGATCCGATACGGTGGATGAAAAAGGTAGGGGCAGAATACGAGGGGTGGCAAGCTCGTCTAAACTTAGTGTTCCCCAATAAAAAGGGTGTTCGCATTAACGCCAGGCATGACTTTACAGGTCATTCGCAATGGAACACAGCACATGGCCCTGCTAAAGCTGTGCAGATGGGGTGGAGAGATCATATTTTGGTATGTGGACATAAGCACACATCAGGGTATCAGCTCTTAAAAGACCCTTCCAATGGTTTAATATCTCATGCTTTGCGAGTTGCCGGATATAAAATACATGACGAGTACGCAAAACGCTTGGGATTACCGAATCAGAACATATCCCCAGCTTCCGTAACAATTATTGACCCTCAATATGCAGATGATGACCCGAAGTTAATCACTGTTATCCATGATGTAGAGGAAGCAGCAGATTATTTAACTTGGAAAAGAAATAGATAAAAGGGTTGTAAGTTATGAGTGCTAAATACACTAATCAATCGAAAATAATGTCATTTATTGAAGCAACAACTAATTCTGTTATAGGATTAATGGTTAGTATGACGTTTACATACTGGGGTTTACCTTTATTTGATATTCACCCATCATTACCGCAAGCAGCAGGGATAACAGCTTGTTATTTCTGTTTAAGTGTGGGAAGAACCTATATATTAAGGAGAGCTTTTGAGTCTCAATGGTTTAGAAAAGTACGGACATTGTATACATTATGGATAATGAACAAGAAAATAACGAAAATAAAGTTAAAACTAAACGTATTAAACTAAAACGTGGCAGAAGGGGTCATAAACCTACCGAGCAATCACGGAAAACTGTGATGAACGCAGTAGGTATGGGGCTTAATAAGAAATCTGTGGCTAGAGTAATGGGGATTGACCCTAGAACTCTTAGAAAATTATACGCAACTGAGTTGGAAACAGGCGTTGACCTAGCAAATCTAACGGTTATAAAGGCTTTGTATAAAATGGCATCAAGTGGAAACAACGTGATTGCCTCTATATTCTGGGCTAAAGCTATGGCTGGTTGGCAAGATACGCAGAAAACCGTACACGAAGGTTTACCTGAAAAAATATCTGTGACCTTTGCATTAAAGGCTCCCGATAACGGGCCTATTATTGAAGCACCTCCTGTTGTGGATTTGATAGAGCAGAAATGACCCAGTCTTGATGCTCAAAAATTTTCCTGAAAAGAAATATAACATTATTTATGCTGATCCACCTTGGCACATAAAAAAAATTAAAAGAAAATCTAGACCAAATCAAATTAAAATGGATTATCCAACAATGCAATTAGAAGAAATTAAAAATCTTCCTGTTAATACTATAGCAGAAAATAATAGTGTTTTGTTTTTATGGACAATTCAAAAGTATTTAAAAGAATCTTTTGATGTAATGGAAAATTGGGGGTTTAAATATCAGAGAACTATTACTTGGGATAAAGGTAATGGAATGTGTTTGTTTGGCTTTCATCATAGAACAGAATTTTTGTTATTTGGATATAAAGGAAAATTAAAAATGTATCCTAAAAGAAAAACATTTCCAACTTTAGTGCAAGCTACATCCAATTATCATTCTTTTAAACCACAAATATTTAGAGATTTAATATCAATGTTTGGTGACAAAAAAATAGAATTATTTGCTAGACAAAAAGTAGAAGGTTGGGATTGTTGGGGAAATGAAATTAACGAATGAAAGGCTTTTAATATGGAATTGGTAACAACTTTATTAGGCGGATCAATTCTAGGATTTGTCACAACTATGCTTGGGCAAATGGGTAAAGCTCGTGCCGAGCAGGAGAAAATGAAACTACGGGCTATGAACGCCCAAGCTGAATTGGTACAGAAAGCCAGAGAACATGGCTTAAAAGACAAGAACTTTGCATGGACAAGACGAACTATCGCTCTTATCTGCGTGATTGCTATTGTAGCTGTACCGTTTGCTGCACCGTTTTTTGGCGTACCAGTGATGGTGTCTGACACCCAAGATGGGGCATTTTCAATCCCCTTTATTTGGAACTCCACATCAGAAGTAATCTGGACTGAAGTGCATGGTATTCCCCTTGCACCTATGTACTTACATACGTTAGCTGCGATTATTAGCTTTTACTTTGGATCATCTGCTGCAAGATGAAGATTTCAGACAGCACAGCCATTAGTATGCCAGCAAGGAATTTAATTTCCATTGTTGTAGCAGTAAGTGTTGGTGTTTGGGCGTTTTTTGGTATTCAAGAAAGGCTAAACCGATTAGAAACAGCTGAAGAAATAATGAAAAAAGCCATAGAACATGAGGTTCGTAGGCTACAAGACGGTATTGATATTATACGAACAAATGAAGTAGCATTAAATACAGATTTTAGAATACGGTGGCCTAGAGGAGAGATGGGAGCATTGCCAGCCGACCAGCAACAAGACCTGCTTATTGAGTTTCTTAGCTCTCAAGTAGAGTCTATACAAGAGCAAATGGAAGGTATGATGTCTAACACCGTGAATATTAAACGGGCTCAAGAAGATATTGAGAAGATGTTAGAGGATATTGAATCCTTAAAAAACAGTATGAGAGAAGCAAATGGAGGTCATTAGTATTATCGTTATGTTTATGTTCGGTAATATGAACGACCAAGAAAATCAGTTGACACAGTATATTCCTATGGAATCTCTATCATCTTGCATGAAAGAAGTACGAGCAATTAAGAAAAACCAGACTGGATTTAGTAAAGATGCGTTTTGTGGCCCTGCTATTGTAGAAATAAAAGACGGAGAAGTAGTGGCATTACATACCTCAATTCCTAAAGGAGCTACAGTAGTTAATGCAGACATTGACAGCGAAACCTTTAGAAGATGGTCAATTCGTGCAAAAGAAAGATGGAATAAAAAATGAGCTTAGAAAGTTACGTTTGTGTCGTGTGGGTAGATGCAGAAAACGAGGCAGCTTGGGTGATGCCGTCTGATATTGCAGAACACAAACTTCCTGTTGTTTATACGGTTGGTTGGCGTTTACCTAGTAAACATCCTGACGTAATCGCTGTTGCACAGTCTGTAGGGCCAAATATGTTTGAAGAAGAAGTCGGAGGTATTTGGTATATACCATCAGGCATGGTACAACGAATTGTAAAACTTAAAGATCACCCATTATTACCACTACCTGTTCCTAATATATAAAATAGAAAGAAAATCCAATGACTGAAACTACTCCAGCACCAATAACATCACAATTTGAAGGTTTACCAATAGAAACTCTAATTGCAGCACCATTATTAGCAGCCGCCGAAGGCCAAAAGTCGTTAGCACACACTACTGCATCATTCATAAAAGAAATTGGACTAAATGAACAAGGCGAGACTATTGGCGTAAAATTCCAAATGAATGATGGTGAAAAAGACGTAGAGCTTAACGCACCATTGCTTTCGATTGTTAATGTTCCAAGTTTGATGGTGGATACTATAGACGTTGATTTTCAAATGGAAGTATCTGCACAACAGGCTTCAAATAATTCAACTGAAGTTTCTGCTGAAGTAAAAGCCTCTGGTGGTTTTGCCTGTTGGAAAGCCTCTTTTACTGGAAAAGTATCTCACAGTAATTCTAGCAACCGATCTAGCGATTCATCAGCAAAATACCAAGTAAAAGTCCACGGTAAGCAAGAGAAGCCTGAAGGGTTGAACCGAATGTTGGATCTATTAAACAGCACTATTGGTCAAAACCCTGCGACACCGACACCTAAAGTAACACCTCCTAAACAACAGGGCTAACATGAATTGGGGCGTACACCAGGGAAACTTTTTAGATCATCTTACAAAGGCTTTATTTGACGCAGTATGTCAGGCACAATCGCTTGCAGAAAACCAACATATACAAGCATTGCAGAAATATGTTAATGAAGATGGTACGCCTAAATGTTTAGAGTTGGTAATCAGCGGTGAAAAAGTAAATATACCTTTGATTACTTTAGCTCCAACAAGCTCAATTAAAATCAAAGAGCTAACAATGGAGTTAAAGGTAAAACTTAATAATTTCGGGAAAAGAAAATCAGGCGTACAGGGTGGTATTTACGAAGGTGATGATGCTGGAGCAATATCAGTTGATCTTGGTTCTAGCATCATACCCACCCGTAATACCTATGCAGATTTGAAGATAGTTTTTGAAGGAACCGACCCACCTGAAGGTCTTGTTCGGCTAAACAACAATTTAATAAAGCAAATACCGTAAAATGGACATAGAAATACCATACGCACCAAGACCACAGCAGTTTAATCTTCATGCTGACCCATCTCGATTTAAAATTTGCGTAAGCCACAGACGTTGGGGTAAAAGTGTCTATGCTATAACAGAGCTTCTCAGAAAAGCCTTAGAAATACAGACTGAACGTAGTGATGGCAGGTTTATGTACCTTGCTCCGTATTACAGGCAAGCAAAGCAAGTAGCTTGGGATTATCTTTGTTACTACACAAGAGATATACCAGGAACAAAAATAAACCAATCTGAGTTAAGAGTTGACTTGATTAACGGCAGTAGAATACGTCTAGCTGGAGCTGGTGATGACCCAGATGCTCTCCGAGGGATTTTTCTTGATGGGATTGTATTAGACGAGTATGCAGATATGAGTCCGAGAGTGTGGAGCGAAATTTGTAGGCCAGCCTTGGTAGATAGAAAAGGGTGGGCAATCTTTATTGGAACGCCAAAAGGAAAAAATCATTTTTGGCAGTTGTATGAAAATGCAGAAAAGGATAAAGAGTGGACAAGGTATTTATTTAAAGCATCCGAGACTGGAGTTGTAGCTCCAGAAGAATTAGAAGCAGCCCGAAAAGAAATGGGCGAAGATGAATTTCAGCAAGAATTTGAATGTTCTTGGTCAGCAGCAATTAAAGGAAGTTATTATGGGTCGATTATCGAAGAAGCTGAAAGTGATGGTAGAGTTAGCAAGGTTGAGGTTGACCCTGCTCTCCCCGTTCACGTTGCTTGGGACTTGGGCATCTCAGACAGTTGCAGTCTTTGGTTTTTTCAAGTCACAATGGGCGAAGTTCGTTTCGTGGATTTCTATGAACATTCGGGGGTAGGGCTTGAACATTACGTCAAGGTAATGGAGCAAAAAGGATACTGGTATGGGGATGACTGGCTCCCCCATGATGCCAAGGTTAGAGAGCTAGGAACAGGCCGAACCAGGGCAGAAACCTTGATAAATATGGGTCGTAGACCCCGAATTGTAACCAACCACAAAGTAGAAGATGGTATCAATGCAGCAAGGCTGTTATTGCACCATTGTTGGTTTGATGAATTAAATTGTGAACAAGGCATCAATTCTTTGCGTAGTTATCAGAGAGAGTGGGATGATGTGAAGCGTGTATTTCGCAAAACACCTTTACATAATTGGGCTTCTCATGCAGCAGACAGTTTTCGTTACGCTTCAATGGCTTATAGAAATATACAACCTGAAAAGAAAACTATAGGGCTACAAGAAACACTTTTACAAAAAAGTACACTTGACGAGATGTGGAATATACACGATAAGGAAAATATTAATAATTTAAAGCCAAGAATATAGTGAATATACAAGAAGAACAATTATTTAGCCTAGAAGAAGCTGACCTTGAACCGGTAGCCAATATCTTATCATCACCTGATAAAATAATTATTAAAACTGAGATAACGGAAGAACCGCAAGGTTTTACTGGGCCAAAGAAAAAGAAACGAACAAAGATTGTTCTTGAACCAGAGGATCTTATGACAGAGGAGATGCCCTCTGAGATGCCCTTGATGCAAGGGCCAGCACCTATGAGGTTTGCTACTCCTCCACCATTTCCTCAACAGCCAGAGCAACAAATGGTTAGT